CTGCGAAGAACAGAGAAGGAGGAAACCGATATGTCTATTCTCGCCCGGATTAGCAAGCCTGCTGATCGCCCCGTAATCGTAACAATCCTTGGTGATGCCGGCATGGGCAAGACTTCGCTCGCCGCATCATTTCCCAATCCGATTTTCATTCGTGCCGAAGATGGCTTGCAGGCTATCCCGCTTGAGACTCGCCCTGATGCGCTTCCGCTGCTGTCCGGTGCCGATGATCTGTGGGAGCAATTGCAGGCTCTCATCACAGAGGAGCACAGTTACAAAACACTGGTGATTGATTCCGTAACCGCACTTGAACGCATGTTCGTCCAGCATGTCATTGACTCAGACCCAAAGAAGCCGAAGAGCATCAATCAGGCGAACGGCGGGTATGGTGCAGGGCTGTCAGCGGTTGCTACTCTGCACCAGCGCGTCCGTAAAGCTGCCGGTATCCTGAACGAGCGTAAAGGGATGCACGTCGTGTTTATTGCTCATGCCGAGACGGAAACGGTAGAGCTTCCCGACCAAGACCCGTATACGCGCTACAGCTTGCGACTTGGCAAGAAGTCTGTTGCCCCCTATGTCGATGATTCCGACGTGGTAGGCTTCATTCGCCTGCGAACCTTCACAATGGGAGATGGCGAACGCAAGAAGGCCATCAGCGACGGCACTCGTGAGCTTGTCTGTCATGCAACGGCATCGAATGTGTCGAAGAATCGCTACGGCATTGTCGAGCCGCTTGAAGTTGCGAACGGTGTTAATCCGTTGTCAATTCACATCGGGAGCCTGTCATGAGACTTGACCGCGAGTGGGAAATTGCTGCCTATGCTTATCGGTCGGCTAAACTGGCATTGGATGAAGCAAAAGCCAAGTTTGATGATGCGAAAGACGCATTGATTGGACTGGCTGGCGATTCTGAAGAGACTGGATTTGACGTTGCCGTCAAGTGGCAGAAACGGAGGGGTAGTATTGACTATCAGGCCGCGCTTGAGTCTGTTGCGCCCGACCTGAATGTTGAGCCTTTCCGCAAGCCTGAAACCGTTTACCCCGTCATCAAGATTTTTGGAGTTTAACCATGTCTTTTTTCAATCTGTCCACTGGTAACAAAATCGCACCAACCGCCACTGCCGACATGGGCGGTGGTGACATCGAGCCTATCCCGGACAACACAATGGTTCGCGCCATCATCACGGAAGCGAAGTGGGACAACCCGCCTAATGGCGACCCGATCATTAAACTGCGATGGGATGTTGTCGATGGTGATTACAAGAAGCGCGTCATTTTTCAGAAAATCAAGGTTGAGGAAACTGACGCCAAGAAACGAGACAAGGCATTGACGATGCTCGCTGCTATTGATTTCAATGCTGGTGGCAAGCTGGTTGCACTTGACCGCAAGCCGACGGATTCTGACCTCATGATGAATCTGACGAACAAGCCGATGGTGTTGCGCGTCCGAGTCTGGGAGATGGACGACAAGAAGGGGAACTGGGTGCAAATGGTGGCTAGCATGTCTGGTGCTGTTGCGGCCTCTGGTGCCGTTGCGCAAAAGGCAGCCCCTGCGCCAGAGAAGATGGAAGGTGACATAGACTTCTAACCTGGTTCTCAGCCATGCGGATTGGTTCGCCAGTCCGCATCAATGAGAAAAGGAGGAAGGCCCATGATAACCGCAGAAACCATCAATGCGGTGATGGAGCAGGCGTCTACGCCTGTCCGCACCGAATACCTCACGGCAAGCCGATGGAAGTCGTGTGACCGCGCCATGTGGTTCACATTGCGAAATGCCACGACGTATTACATCAAGCCAGAGACTCAAAGGACGTTCAATATCGGCCATGCTCTTGAGCCGCTGATGATTCGTTATCTTGAGATGGCTGGCTGCAAGCTTCACAAGCGGGAAGCCGAACTACTCAACAAGTGGGGAAAGCCGCTAGGCCATATTGACGGCATGGTTGAGATTGACCGGCAATTCTATTTGCTTGAGATGAAAACCGCGAACGCTGCCAGGTTCAAGGAAATGGTAAAGAATGGGCCGCCATCGTATTACATGGCCCAGATGCAGCTATACATGCACCACTCGAATCAGTTGAGCAAGCACGGCAACCGGCTTATCAAATGCCTGTTTATTGTGTTGTGCAAGGACAATTCGGATATTCATATTGAGTGGGTAGACTACAATCCGTCCTATGCTGAATCAGAGACGGAGCGGCTGCACCACATCATCGAGTGTGAGAGCCTGCCGGAACCTACCGCAGACTTCACATGCAACTTTTGTGACCACAAGGCTGTCTGTGAGAGTGATGCAGAACCAGCCATCAATTGCCGTACATGCGCCAATGTCTCAGTCATAGATGGCGCATTCTTTTGCCAACATGGGACGGATACATGTGACCGGCATGTATTTCACCCGCACCTGATGGGATTGTCTGGCCATGAGGTTGTGAGTGTTGATGCTGAAAAGATGATTATCGACTATGGCGCGTTTGCCATGGCCCCGGCTGGCGTGAAGGTAGAAGGCAAGGCCACGTTTACCAGTGCCGAGTACGTTGCAGCACAACGTCAAGGATTGGTTGATGATGCCGTCCTTCTCGAAACCATGGCTGCCTTTGATGCCACATTAGAGGAGCCGCCGTTTTGACTCTTCGCTGGTATCAACAAGAAGCATCAGACGCTGCATGGTCGTGGATTCGCCGTTGCATTGACCCATGCCTGATTGAGGCCGCAACGGGTGCAGGCAAGAGCCACATCATCGCCGACCTGTCTGCCCGCATTTATGGGCACAGTAAAAAGCGAGTGCTGGTGCTTGCGCCATCGGCTGAGCTCGTCGTGCAAAATCACGCGAAATATGAGGCGACAGGTGCGAAAGCCAGCTTGTTTAGCGCATCTGTCGGCAGCGTCAACCTTCGCCACCCGGTTGTTTTTGGGACGCCAGGCACTGTTAAAAATGCGGTTAGGCGTTTTCAGGATTTTGCGGCGGTGATTGTCGATGAGGCTCATCGCATCACACCGACAGTCAAGTCGATTATAGAGGACATGGCGCGAAGCAATAAAAACCTGCGTGTCATTGGATTGACCGCCACGCCTTACCGCATGGGCACTGGCTACATCTACGGGCGCGAATCCGACGGAATTGAAGTAGAAGAGACAATAGCCCCATACTTTCACACGCGAGTGTATGAGATCGGCGCACGAACGCTGATAGATGAAGGATATTTGACTCCACCCGTTTTTGATGCGCCACCAGAGCATTACGACACAAGCGGGCTTGTTCTTAACCGCACTGGCGTTTTCGATTCTGGAACGGTAGAGCAGGCGTTTGAGGGACATGGCAGAAAGACAGCAGCCATTGTTGCCGACGTAGTAGAAAAGTCGCGCAACCGTCATGGGGTTATGTTGTTTGCGGCTACTGTGCAGCACGGTCACGAAATCATGGCCAGCTTGCCGCCGGGCATTTCGTTTTTCATTGACGGAAAGACGGACAAAAAAGACAGGCAAAAAGCTATTGATGACTTCAAGGCGAAACGAATCAAGTATCTTGTAAACGTGCAGGTATTGACGACAGGGTTTGACGCATCGCATGTTGACGTTATTGCTATATTGCGCGCTACCGAGTCTGTCGCGTTGTTGCAGCAAATTATCGGGCGAGGACTTCGGATTGACGATTGCAAGTCGGATTGCCTGGTTCTTGATTATGCAGAAAACCTTGACCGGCACTGCCCTGGCGGTGATATATTTTCCCCTACCATCACGGTAAAAAAACAGAGTGAAGGTGGGCTTGTTAAAGTAGTTTGCCCTGATTGCGAGTACCCTAATCAATTTGCGATAAGGCACAACCCGGAAGGGTACCTGATGGACGAATCGGGGAATTGGGTAGACTCCGGCGGCGCGCCCATTATCAATTCCAAAGGGGTGCAGTATCCTGGCCATTACGGCAGGCGCTGCCATGGGATGGTGCTTGTCGCCGGAAGGCATGAGCGATGCCATCATAAATGGTCAACAAAACAATGCTATGAGTGCCAAGCCGAAAACGACATTGCCGCACGGTATTGCTCGGTGTGCAAGGCGGAAATAGTTGACCCGAATGACAAGCTAAAAGAGATCGCCGCGAAGATTGCGAGCAATCCGTATGCCGTGCAGTTCCATGACGTGACAAGCTGGAAGATGGAGCGTCACCTTTCGCCAAAAGGCGAGAGCTTGAAAGTTGTCTATTTTATTGATGGTAAGCCAAACAGAGTTAGTGAGTGGTTCCACCCTGAATCCGCTAATGAATGGCTGGCAAGGCGCTGGCGGTTGTTTTGCATCAAGGCGTGGGGCCATCACGTTCGCACAATTCAGGATGCGATTGACCGCCAAGATGATGCCGCCATGCCGTCAGTTGTCGCTTTTCGCAAGAAGGCCGGGACGCAATGGTATGAAGTAACCGGGACTGTATGGAATAACGAACTGGAGTTGGCTAATGGCGCGAACAAGTGAGCACCTAGAACAAGTCTCTGCCGTCAACTGGTTTGAGGCCGCCTATCCTGGGGTGTTGATTTTCGCCATTCCAAATGGCGGGGAACGTCATCCAGCGGTTGCCGAAAAGATGCGCCTCGAAGGGGTGCGCCGTGGAATCCCTGACCTGATGATTCCAGCGTGGCGTACATTCGTGGAAATGAAGGCGGAAAAAGGCAGGCTATC